CATGGGCATGTATCGAAGGGGGTAGTATCCAATAAGAACCGTGCTAAGACGTGGTTCTACGGTTATAACGAGAAGTACGACATGGTCGTCATCTCCAAGACCGGACAGATTGGTGACATCATAGAAATCAACGGGTTGGTCATCGCGCTGCCTTTGGCGCCCAAGAAGCTGGAGGGCAACAAGTGGGTTCGTGAGGAGCTACCTAAGCCGCTCTCGCGCATCCAAAGCATCTTCCAATGGAACGATATGCCCAAGGCGTTCAAGACGCAGTGGGTGGACTATATCGAGTCGGAGTTTGACCGCCGCGAGGATGGGCACTGGTTCAGCAACGACGGCGTGCCGACGTATATCACTGGCGCCCACTACATGTACTTGCAGTGGACAAGTATCGACGTAGGGTATCCCGACTACCGTGAGGCCAACAGGATATTCTTTATCTTCTGGGAAGCATGCAAGGCGGACCCACGAAGCTTTGGTATGATATACCTGAAGATTCGCCGTTCGGGATTCTCGTTTATGGGTTCGTCGGAGTGCGTAAACACCGGTACACTAGCTAAGGATTCACGAGTTGGGATACTCTCCAAGACGGGTGCGGACGCCAAGAAAATGTTCACCGACAAGGTGGTTCCTATCGCCAACCGCCTACCATTCTTCTTCAAACCTATACAGGACGGCATGGACAAGCCGAAGACGGAACTGGCGTTTCGTGTACCTGCTTCAAAGATTACGAAGAAGAACATGTACGATGTGGAGGACGAAGAGATTCTCGGCCTTGACACGACCATCGACTGGAAGAACACCGACGACAACTCCTACGACGGAGAGAAGCTCCTCCTCCTCGTCCACGACGAAAGCGGAAAGTGGATTAAGCCCAACAACATCCTCAACAACTGGAGGGTAACCAAGACGTGCTTGCGCTTGGGCAGCAAGATTATCGGCAAGTGCCTCATGGGTTCTACGTCGAACGCCTTGGCCAAGGGTGGTTCCAACTTCAAGAAGCTCTACGAGGACTCTGACCCTCGCGCACGCAACGCCAACGGCCAGACCAAGAGTGGCATGTATTCCTTGTTCATCCCCATGGAGTACAACATGGAAGGCTTCATCGACGAGTTTGGTCATCCCGTCTTCCACGCCCCTGAGAAGCCCGTGATGGGTGTCGATGGCATGAAGATTAAAAGCGGCGCTGTCGACTACTGGGACGCAGAGGTAGAGAGCTTGAAGAACGACCCCGATGCGCTCAACGAATTCTACCGCCAGTTCCCCCGTACCGAGTCGCACGCCTTTAGGGACGAGAGCAAGCAGAGCCTGTTCAATCTTACCAAAATTTACCAGCAGATAGACTACGCGGATAGCCTAGTAAAAGAGCACTATCTGACACGAGGTTCGTTCCAATGGGAGAACGGAATCAAGGATACTCGCGTAGTATTTAGTCCCGACAAGCGGGGAAGGTTCAACATCTCTTGGTTCCCTCCCAAGGGTATGCAAAACAGGTTGATAGATAAGAGGGGCATCAAACACCCGGGGAATGAACATATTGGCTCTTTTGGATGCGATTCCTATGACATTAGTGGTACTGTTGGCGGCGGCGGTAGTAATGGGGCGCTGCACGGAATGACCAAGTTCCATATGGACGATGCGCCTACCAACGAGTTTTTCTTGGAGTATGTCGCCCGCCCGCAGACGGCGGAGATTTTCTTTGAGGAGGTACTCATGGCGTGCGTCTTTTATGGCATGCCCATCCTTATTGAGAACAACAAGCCTAGGCTGCTGTACCACTTCAAGAACCGTGGGTACCGAGGCTTCTGCATGAACCGTCCTGACAAGAACTTCAATAAGCTCTCAAAGACGGAGCGCGAGCTGGGTGGCATACCCAACAGTTCTGAGGACGTCAAGCAGGCCCACGCCGCAGCTATCGAAAGCTATATCGAGAAGCACGTCGGTATCGTAGAGGACGGAGAGATTGGCTCTATGCCATTCGTTCGGACGCTGGAGGATTGGGCCCGGTTTGACATCAGCAACCGTACTGCTTTCGACGCTACCATTAGTAGTGGATTGGCTATTATGGCTAACCAAAAGCACCTGTATATGCCTGAACAGGTGAAGAGTTCAATTAGCATTACCTTGCCGAGATATAACAACCGTGGTTTCAGGAGTGAACTTCTCGACTAAATGAAGGATGTCAAGATAAACATCTCCACCGCCGGGTTCCCCAGTCAGTTTGTTTCTGATGCGGAGAAGGCGACGGACGAGTACGGCCTTATGGTCGGTCAAGCCATCCAGTACGAGTGGTTTAAGAAGGATGGCAACCAGTGCCGATTCTACAACCAGTGGCGCGACTTCAACCGCCTGCGCCTTTACGCCCGTGGCGAGCAGAATATTGCCAAGTACAAGAACGAGCTCGCTATCGACGGCGACCTGTCGTACTTGAATCTGGACTGGACGCCAGTTCCTATCCTTCCCAAGTTCGTTGACATCGTTGTCAACGGTATGTCCGAGCGACTCTTCAAAGTCAAGGCGTACGCTCAGGACGCGCTATCGCAAGCCAAGCGCAGCAAGTATCAGGATATGATTGAGGGCCAGATGGTGGCCAAGCCTGTGCTCGAAATCATCCAGCAGAAGACGGGTGTAGACCCATTCACTATGGACCCGGAGGACCTCCCGGCTAGTGACGAGGAACTGAGCCTGTATATGCAGCTCAACTACAAGCCTGCTATTGAGATTGCTGAGGAGGAAGCCATCAACACTATCCTCGAGGAGAACCACTATACCGACCTGCGTAAGCGCCTCGACTACGACCTTACGGTCTTGGGCATCAGCGTTGCTAAGCACGAGTTCCTCCCCGGCTCTGGCGTTCAGGTCTCGTATGTCGACCCCGCCAACGTGGTGTATAGCTACACCGAAGACCCGCAGTTCAAGGACTGCTTTTACTGGGGAGAGATTAAGACGCTGCCCATCACGGAGCTGATGAAGATTGACCCGAGCCTCACCAACGAGGACTTGGAGCAGATTAGCAAGTACAGCCAGAGTTGGTACGACTACTACAACGTAGCCCAGTTCTACGAGAACGATATGTTCTATCGTGACGTGGCCACGCTGATGTACTTCAACTACAAGACAACCAAGAAGATTGTCTACAAGAAGAAGAAGCTCGAGGGCGACGGAGCCCGGATGATTGAAAAGGACGACCAGTTCAATCCGCCGGAGGAGATGATGGAGGAGGGCAACTTCGAGAAGGTGGAAAAGACTATCGACGTCTGGTACGACGGCGTCATGGTCATGGGCACCAATATCCTCCTCAAGTGGGAGGTGGCCCACAATATGGTCCGCCCGAAGTCTGCCAGTCAGCACGCCCTGCCCAACTATGTGGCTACGGCACCGCGCATGTACAAGGGCGTCATCGAGTCTCTGGTGCGCCGCATGGTTCCTTTCGCGGACCTCATCCAGATTACGCACCTCAAGCTCCAGCAGGTCATCGCGAGGACGGTACCGGACGGGGTGTATATCGACGCTGACGGACTCAACGAGGTCGACCTCGGTACGGGCAACGCCTACAACCCTGAGGACGCCCTGCGGCTATACTTCCAAACGGGTAGCGTCATCGGACGTTCGTTCACTCAGGACGGCGAGTTCAATCACGGCAAGGTCCCCATCCAAGAGCTTAATAGCAACAGTGGTGCCGCCAAGACGCAGATGCTTATCGGCAACATGAATCACTACTTGCAGATGATTCGTGACGTAACGGGCTTGAACGAAGCCCGCGACGGGAGCACCCCCGACCCGCATAGTCTCGTTGGCTTGCAGAAGCTGGCTGCGGCGAACAGCAATACGGCTACCCGCCACATCTTGGATGGCAGCCTGTATATGTTCCGCACCTTGGCTGAGGCTTTGACGTACCGCGTTAGCGATATCCTCGAGTACGCCGACTTCAAAGATGAGTTTGTAAACCAGATTGGTAAGTACAACGTCAGTATCCTTGGAGAGATTAACGACCTGTACATCTACGACTTCGGCATCTTCATTGAGGTCAGCCCCGACGAGGAGCAGCGTGCGCAGCTCGAAGCCAATATCCAAATGGCATTGAGCAAGGGCGATATCAACCTCGAGGACGCTATCGACATCAGGGAGATTAAGAACCTCAAGCTCGCCAACCAACTGCTCAAGGTCAAGCGTATCGCCAAGCAGGAGCGGGAGGAGAAGATGGCTATGCAGCAGCAGGCTATGCAGCAACAGGCCAACCTACAGTCACAGGAGATGGCAGCACAGGCAGCCATGCAGAAGATTCAGGCCGAGACGCAGGGCAAGATGCAGGTCAAGCAGGCTGAGATTGCATTTGAGATTGAGAAGATGCAAGCCGAGGCACAGCTCAAGGCCACGCTTATGGAACGTGAGTTCCAATACAACTTGCAGCTACACGGCATGCAGGAGCAGAACTTACAGGCTCGCGAGGACAACCGCGAGAAGGCTAAGGCTCAACGCATCAGCCAACAAAATACCGAGCAGAGTAAGCTCATTGACCAGCGGAAGAATAACTTGCCGCCCATGAATTTTGAGTCGAATGAAGACAGCTTGGATGGCTTCGATTTGGCAGAATTTAGTCCGAGATAAATAATATATTTTTACAGCAATGGAATTCAAAGTCCGAGAGATTAGCGAGGTAGAGTCTAAATCCACCCAAGAGGTGGAGCAAGAGCTCCTTGCCAAGCATGAGGCGGAAGTCAACGGGGATGCACAGGAAGAGGCTGCGGTCGAAGAACCAACCGACCAGCCAGCCGGCTTGTCGGAGGATGACGTGCGTTCGTTTTTGAGCGAGCGTTACGGTCGGGAGATTAACTCTCTTGACGAACTGAACGAGGCGCGGGAGTCGGCTCCCGATTTGCCTGAGGACGTAGCCGCGTACTACAAGTACAAGCAGGAGACGGGCCGAGGGCTGGAAGATTTTGTGAAGCTCAACAGGAACCTTGACGAGTCGGATGGGGACCGCCTGTTGCGCGACTATCTCCTTGAGACGGAGGAAGGCATCGACGATGAAGATGTCGATATCCTGCTTGAGGAATATACATACGACGAAGACCTCGACGACGAGGGCGACGTCAAGAAGGCCAAGCTGGCCAAGAAGAAAGCTATTGCTAAGGCGAAGAAATACTTCGAAGAGCAGAAAGAGCAGTATAAAGCCCCTCTTGAGTCAAGGGGTGCTGGCTCTCTGGAAGACTCTGAGGAGTACCAATCGTACAAGCAATACGTTGAGCAGGCGAAGACGTACCAAGAGGAACAGAAGCGCAGGAAAGAGTGGTTCGATGAGAAAACCAACGAGGTGTTCAGTGAACAGTTCAAAGGGTTTGAGTTTTCCATTGACGACAAGTCCTACGTGTACACTCCCGGTGACCGCACAGAGCTGAAGAAGCTGCAACAAACTCCCGAGGCTTGGTTGAACAAGTTTCTGGACGATAGTGGCTTGGTGAAGGATGCTGCGGGATACCACAAGTCTTTGGCTGTCGCCATGAACCCCGAGAAGTTTGCCCGGTTCTTCTACGAGCAGGGGCAAGCCAGTGCGGTTGACGATGTCATGCGTAAGACGAAAAACATCAACATGTCTGAGCGCCCGACACCGCAATCCGTCAGTAAGGGGGGATTGAAAATCCGCGCCGTAAACCAAGATTCAGGCCGAGGCTTGAAGATTAAGACGCGGCGCACCACCTAACACTTTTTAGAAAACAGAAAACATGCCCGGTTCATTGCAAGCCACCCCGGGGTATCAGCTTCAGCCCAGCGCGGAACAGATTCCCCTTCAAACAAACTACATCACCAACTTCGACTTCTTGAATCAGTATCTCCCCGATACTTACGAGAAGGAGTTCGAGCGTTACGGCAACCGGACTGTGTCTGGCTTCCTGCGCATGGTTGGTGCCGAGATGCCGTCCAACTCCGACCTCATCAAGTGGGTTGAGCAGGGGCGCCTCCACACCAAGTACGTCGATTGCGAATCCGCTGGTGCCGCTACCGACCCCACGGCTACGTGGACGGTCAACGACTTGCTCGTTCCCACCGGCAGTGTCACCACTGGTGGTACGGGAGGTATCGCTATCCGCGAGGGTCAGACGGTGTTCATCACTGACAACACCACTCCCGTTACGGGCCTGAGCAACAAGGCTATCGTCACCGGCGTCAACTACGCCACGAACGAGTTCACCGTTGCCTACTACGAGGCTGGCGGTCAGGCTGTCGCGGCTGGCGTCGCTTGTACCGTGATGATTTACGGTTCCGAGTTCACGAAAGGAACTAACGGCATGGCCGAGTCCCTTGAGGCTGACTCCGAAATCTTCGAGACGAGCCCCATCATCTTGAAGGACAAGTACGCCGTCAACGGTTCCGACATGGCTCAGATTGGCTGGGTTGAGGTGACTACCGAGAACGGAGCCACGGGCTACCTGTGGTACCTGAAGTCCGAGCACGAGACCCGTCTCCGCTTCGACGACTACCTCGAGACCGCTATGCTCGAGGCCGTTCCGGCTGAAGCTACTGGCGGTGCCCTCGCTGCTGGCTACAAGGGTACCGAAGGTATCTTCTACGTCATCAACGACCGTGGTAACGTGTGGTCCGCAGGCATCCCCTCTACTCTCGACAACTTCGATACCATTATCGGACGTCTGGATAAGCAGGGCGCCATCGAGGAGAACGTCTTGTTCGTGAATCGTCAGATGGGCTTCGATATCGACGACATGCTGGCTGCACAGAACAGCTACGGTGCGGGCGGTACGAGCTTCGGCCTGTTCGACAACGACGAGCAGATGGCTCTCAACCTTGGCTTCACGGGCTTCCGTCGCGGTTACGACTTCTACAAGTCTGACTGGAAGTACTTGAACGACCCGACCATGCGTGGCGGACTGACCAACGGCGTCATCAATGGTATGATGGTTCCGGCTGGTTCTACTACCGTGTACGACCAAGTGCTCGGCAAGAACGCCAAGCGCCCGTTCCTGCACGTCCGCTACCGCGCTAGTGAGACTGAGGACCGTCGGTACAAGACGTGGATTACTGGCTCTGCCGGGGGCGCTGCTACCAGCGACCTCGACGCCATGGAAGTCCACTTCCTTTCCGAGCGTGCCGTTTGCACCATGGGTGCCAACAACTTCTTCCTCTTCGAGGAGTGATTGTGAACCGGATATGGGGGCGGTCGTTAACGACCGCCCCCTACATCCACCCCAAATAAAATAGACATGAGTAAAGACAAGACTTACCGCCTCAAGCGGGAAATGGCCCCGCTATCTTTTATCATCCCCGGTCGTGGCAGCAACCGAAAGCCGCTTTTGTACTGGGATGATGAGATGGGGCAGAACCGCCCCATCCGCTACGCACGGAACCAGAAGAGCCCTTTCGAGGACGAGCAGGATGGCAACGCTATCGTTGAGCCCATCATTTTCGAGGATGGCCTGCTTCGCGTTCCGCGCACCAATCCTGTACTTCAGCACTTCTTGGACATCCACCCACTCAACGGAAGCCGCTTTGAGGAAATCAACCTCGAGCGCGATGCTGAGGCTGAGGTGGAAAAGCTGAACCTTGAGGTCGACGCCCTCATCGAGTGCAAGGCCCTTACGATGGACCAGCTCGAGTCCATGTCTCGCATTATGCTTGGCGTAGACCCCCGCAAGTACACTACGGCTGAGCTTCGCCGCGATATGCTCGTTGCTGTACGCCGCGACCCCGAGCACTTCTTGCAGTTGGTCAATGACCCCGACATAAAGTTGCAGGGGCAGGTGCAGCGGTTCTTCGACGATGGCCACCTTTCCTTCCGTCGCAACAAGACTGAGATTTGGTACAACGGTCCTACCAACAAAAAGAAGTTGGTCACGGTACCGCACGGCAAAGACTACTTATCGGTTGCGATTTCCTATCTACTTAGCGACGAGGGCCTTGAGCACCTCCGAGCCCTTGAGGCGTTGACTGAGGAGTGAACTGTAACCATACCGATACGGAAAGCCGCCTTAGGGCGGCTTTTCTATCTTTAGAGAATGATTAACTCGGTCCGTCAAACCGTACTGTCGATTCTCAACAAGAACAACTACGGTTACATTTCTCCCGGGGACTTCAACCTGTATGCCAAGCAGGCGCAGCTAGAAATCTTTGATGGGTATTTCAAGGAGCTCAATCAGGTCATCAACGCCGAGAACTCCCGCATGGCGGGCACCGAGTACGCCGACCTCAACAAGGCGGTGCGCGAAGCCATCGACGGGTTCTCTCGCACGGCTACGCTGATACAGAATGCGGGGAATACTTTCTTCGCTCCGAGTGTGACCACTACGGGCGACGACTACTACTTGCTGAACAAGGTGCTGGCCGGTGGCGTCGAGGCTGAGGTCGTTAGCCACGGGAAGATTACGCTTCTCAACAGCAGTCTGTTGACCGCTCCGTCGATACAATATCCGGCTTACACCTTGGAAGGAGACTCACTCACCGTGTTCCCTACTAGCTTCAACCAGCCGGGCGATATCGTTTGTCAATACATCCGATACCCCTTCGACCCGAAGTGGACGTACAGCCAGCTTCTCGTTGGTGGCGAGCCGGTGTTCAATGCTTCCGCTGCTGACTACCAAGACTTTGAGCTTCCTATTGACGAAGAGCCGAATTTGGTTTATCGCATCTTGCAGATGGCTGGCATGAGCATCCGCGAGGGTGATGTTTATCAGTTTGCCAACGCCGAAGAACAGCAACAGTAATGCCGTATCTATCAGACTTCGCCTACTATACTGATGAGGCCAATTATGGCAGCTACCAGTACGTCACCTTGCAGGATATCGTAACCAACTTCCAGCTCATGTACATGGGCAACCACTCCTTGGTCAATAACGAGGAGCGGTACAAGGTCCTGTTCCACGCCAAGCGTGCCATCCAAGAGTTGAACTACGACGCGTTCAAGGAGGTCAAGATTCTCGAGCTCAGTATCTGCGACCAACTGCGGTACGTTCTCCCCTCCGACTACGTCAACTGGGTGCGCATCAGCCTGTACAAGGACGGCCTCCTGCGCCCCCTGACAGAGAATATCCAGACCAACTTCAGTGCGGCGTATTTGCAGGACAACGACTGCAATATCTTGTTCGACCAGAACGGCAACATCCTGCGCCCGCAGAACTCGACCATCGACTACGACCGCATCACGGGTACCAAGAAGAGTATCTACCTGAATCAGAACAGCAACTTCGACGGGCAGATGGGGTATTGCTGTGATGGCGATTGGTACTTCGACTACAACATCGGAGCGCGGTATGGATTGAATACCGAGACGGCGAACTTCAATCCGACCTTCAGTATCGACCGCAAGGGTGGCGTCATCAACTTCAGCAGTGGTATCGACGGCGACCTCATCATCCTCGAGTACGTCAGCGACGGCATGGAGGGTGGCGACAATACCGCTATTACGGTCAATAAGCTTTTCGAGGAGTACGTCTACGCGTACATCAACTACGCTATCCTTGACGCCAAGCTGGGCGTACAGGAGTACATCGTGAACCGGGCCCGAAAGAAGAAGAACGCCTTGTTGCGCAATGCCAAGATTCGTATCAGCAACATCCACCCGGGACGGTTGCTCATGAACCTGCGTGGTCGCGACAAGTTGATTAAGTAATGGCGAATCTGGTCAGGAACTTCATCAAGGGGCGGATGAACAAGAGCGTCGACGAGCGCCTTGTTCCCGATGGAGAGTATATCGACGCACAGAATATCCGTATGGGTTCCACCGAGGAATCCGAGATAGGTGCGGTAGAAAACACCAAGGGCAACGAGCAGCTCACAACGCTGGTATACCCACCTACGGGCGACCCCCTGAGTGCCAATGCTGTATGTATCGGAGCCTATGCTGACGGCGCCAACGAGACCATGTACTGGTTCGTCCATGACCCGGGCTTTGCAGCTACAGGCCTGACGGGCAAGCTCGACCTCATCGTATCGTACAATACCGTTACGCAAATCATCACTTACCATGTGGTGAGTATCGACGATGGCGGTGGCTTCGATACCACCCTCAACTTCGACCAGTACAACCTTGTTACGGGCGTAGACTTGGTTGAGGACCTGCTCTTCTTCACCGACGACAGGAACCCTCCGCGCCGCATCAACGTCACCACCAACTATCCCAACCCTACCGGCGCTGTCGACTCGCCGCTGTTGGGTGAGGACATCTTGGTTATCAAGGCTCCGCCGGACAACTCGCCTGCTATCGTCCCCTTCGATTCTGGTGACGAGCAAAACACCTATATGGAGGACCGCCTCATCTGTTTCGCGTATCGCTATCGGTACGCCAACGGTGAGTACTCCGCCACCTCGCAGTTCTCGGCCCCTTCTTTCGTTGCCAAGCCGTTCCTCTTTACGCCTGAGTCGTTCACCAACGAGGGCATGGAGAACGTCACCAACGCGTGTACCATCACCTACAACAGCGGTAGCGAGCTTGTGGTGGGCGTCGACCTCCTGTTCAAGGAGATGGACGACAGCATCATCCGCGTCATAGAGAAGATAGACAAGGACTCTGCTGGCCTCGCCGACAACACCAACTACGAGTACGTCTTCGACAACAATAAAATCTACACCATCCTTCCGGAGAGTGAGATTCTCAGGCTGTACGATAACGTCCCGCTACTAGCCAAGGCGCAGACGATGATGGGCAACAGGCTCGTCTACGGCAACTACACCGAGGGCTACGACCTGCTCGACCAGTACGGTGTGCCTATCCGCCTCGATTACTTCATCGGACAAATCAAGCTTCAGGCCGGTATGGCCAATGTGGCTTCTGTCGTCAGTCGCAGCACCACCTACAACCTCCCGCCTACTCCCGGTACGCCGAACACGACGATACAGTTCACGTTCACCGATTACAACTTCACCATCGGCGACACCATACAGATTGAGTTGAGCGTCAGCCACGACGGTCAGGTGCCGAACGGGTGGCTTACCGTCAGTGGTTTTGCGCCCACCTCCACTACCCCGCAGAGTACGGTCACCTTCATCTACCCACTTACTGAGAACTTCTCTACGGTAGCTGAGATGGTCAGTAGCGCGAGCTTCTTAGAGGCTATCGGTACCGCAGCCAATATCGAGACTACCCCCGCCAACTACGCCGCTGCCGACCAGAGCATCTTCACCAACGCGTGGAACGCCATCTTCCCGCTGACGCAGACGGGTGGTATACCTGACCCACAAAACCTTATCGGCACAGGCGTCAACGCCTTGGCCGAGCCGATACAGGTGGTGGCGTCTACCGACAACTCATTCACTCTGGCATTCCCTATGCCACAGTATCAGAGCGGGGCTACCGACTCTTACGAGAGCCTTACGGTCACCAGTGCTGTCGCGCAGTACTTCAGTATCGTCTCGCAGCGCAGTCTGCATAGCAACCGCACCTATCAGGTTGGCATTGTCTATATGGACGAGTACAACCGCGCTACTACGGTCCTTACCAGCGAGAGCAATACGGTACATATCCCGTGCGGCGACTCCATCTTCCGCAACAATATCCGTGTAGAGATTCCCGTATGGGAGCGCCCTCCGTTCTGGGCGGACCGCTACAAGTTCGTCATCAAGCCGGACCGGGAGAACTACGAGACTATCTATTCCAACATCCTTTACACCGATGCCAACGGCTACACCTACTTCCTCCTCGAGGGTGAGCAGGCAGCCAAGGTGGAGAAGGGAGACAGGTATATCGTCAAGGCCGACGCCGACGGACCTACGTCTACGTGTACGTACACTACGGTATTGGAGAAGAGCTCTTATGCCGAGGATGATATTGTCACTGGCAACCTCCCGGGCACGTACATGAAGGTCAAGGCGGACTTCCCCGTCACGCCCGACCCTACGTTAGCTGGGTTTGATTACGATAGTGCTTGGCAAAGCATCTGCACCGACACTGGTTCTGGGGCAGACCAAGACTTCCCCACCCTTGTCATTGATGGATTCCCTGTCGAGACGATAGTCGGTGGCGTTGTAGTTCCCGCTATCCCTGCGGGCAGCCGCATCACCTTTGAGGTTGAGTACAACCGTAGCGGCACGGGCGACGGCACGGGCTCGTGTGAGTCTAGGTACTTGGCCTTTGACCAGACGTATATCGCCGACGCTGACTACAACAGCATAGCCGAGTGGTTCTACGGTCAGCCCGGAGTTACTGAGTCTATCGAAAACGCTGAGGGGCAGGCTGGGGACCCCGACGCGTGTGTGCCTACCAACAACGTCTTCCCTCTGGCATCCAGTCAGGCGGGCAACTATGGCCTTGGTGACGGGTCTTTGTGCGAAAATCGTTTGTGCTTTTACCGTCAAGGAAACGTCGTTCGGTTCGTCACCACGGGTACGCAGCGATGCACTGGCTTCACCAATCTCGACCTCAACAACAACCGACGGTCTTGCGTCAAGGCGCGATGGAAGATTGTGGCGGCCAATACGTTGTTTGTTTTTGAGACGCAGCCGCAGGACGCCCTGCCCGACCTGTGGTACGAGTCGAGCGTATCGTATGATATCGTGGGCGGCTTCCACCAAGGCAACCTCAGGAACCAGACGGCACTGCAATCGGCGCTTATCGACACGGCGTTCTTCAACTGCATCACCTATGGCAATGGCGTAGAGAGCTACAAGATTCGTGACTCCGTGGTAGGCAAGCCCATCACTATGGGCAACCGCGTCACTACCGTCAGTGCTCAGGACTACAAGCAGATTCGCCGTTTCGCTGACCTCACCTACAGCGGCGTATACAACGACGAGACGAACGTAAACAAGCTCAACGAGTTCAACCTTGGGCTGCTCAACTTCAAGCCACTAGAGGAGAGCTATGGACCTGTAGAGAAGCTGTTCGGCAGGCGTACCGATATCCTCACGTTGCAGGAGGATAAGATTAGCTACGTCTTGGCAGAAAAGAACCTGCTCACCGATTCTACTGGCGAGAGTGTGGTTACGTCTGTGCCTGAGGTGTTGGGTACGCAGGTGGCTAGGACCGAAGACTTCGGCATCAGCAACAACCCTGAGAGCTTTGCTGAGTGGGGGCCACACAAGTTCTTCACCGACGCCAAGCGGGGGTCCGTCATCCACCTCTATGGCGATGGCACTAGCGAGCAGCTCACCGTCATCAGTGAGCAAGGTATGCGGAGCTGGTTCCGCGATATGTTCATCGAGAACTTCAGCACGCAGAAGCTCGGGGGCTACGACCCATATATGAACGAGTACGTGTTGGCCAATAACGAGACCCCGCTACCCGGGGAGGATACGCGGCTAGAGTGTGGCGTCACGCAGACGTTCCAGCTTACCGCTGCCGGGGAGTCGTACTCGGTCAACGTGGGCGACTTGGTGGGCAATGTATCGGTGGTGTATACCGTACTTCAAGCTGAGCCGGGAGACCAAGCGCAAATCAATGCGCTATACAATGGCGTCACCACCAACTCTGGCCTCATCGGAGCGGGGGCTTCGAGCTCGTTCCTTGTCGATAAGAACAACATCGTTGTAGACACCGTCGATATCAACATCAACTTCTTCGGTACGGGGCGCTTCATCGTTCAGGTTACCGTCGAGTGCCCCGATGCAGACATCATTACCATCAGGCTTGTTACTGTCACCAACCAAGCCGATGCGGGTAAGACTGTCCACAACAACTACCGTTGGGAGGTAGCCAATTACGTCTCTCCGCTGCATACGCAGCAGGTCAAGTTCCTCAACTCGACCAATATCCCATTGGTGTCGCAGTACCAAGAGATTACTGGCTACCAAGGGGGCGGCGTCATCCCTACTGACAATGCCGATGTGACGATGATTTCGCATCGCACGCAGATTGACGACTACATCCTCAAGCCTACCGACAGGTTCTACTACCTGCGCTCGGCTACCGACTATGCCAATACGCCGGTCGATATCGCGTCTTTGCTTACCGCTGCGGCAGGCAACGTTCTCACTCCTGCCGGGGGCCCTGCTATCTACACCGGTCAGTTCAATATGTCTACGGCGGGTACGGGTCAGTACTTGTATTTGATTTGGGACTACTCGTTGCAGTTGCCTACCCAGTTGTGTTTCGATGCCACCAAGGTGGGTGCGTGCTGCGGGTGTACCTGCGACCCTGCGGTCTGTGTCGAGTACGAGGTGTACAACGACAACAACCCCAACGTGACGTTCGAGTACACCGACTGCGATACTGCCACCACTGAGTACTTTACTCTGGGCAGCAAGCAGGGCACTACGGTATGCTCAAGCACCTATCCCGTTGTGGTGGCTGGCGATGCTGCTTACGTGTTGATTACCATTAACGAATGCGACTGCTGATATGGGCGTCATAGGAAACTACTATCTGAATGGGTCCAGCCTCGCTGCGGCAACCAACATCTACACCGATGCCGCGCTTACGACGCCTGCTCCTAACGGTTTCTACTCTCAGGGTGGTCTATATCGTGAGGCTATTGGCGGCGTTCTCGGGCCCCTGAACACATGCCAGAGCTGTATCTCCTCGTGCCCCGTCACCATCAATAGCAACTTCCCCGGCGTGGGCTTGTATACGGTGCAGGTCGATATGGGTGTAGCTACGGGTGCCATCCTCGTTACGTTCACTCCGCGCACGACGCCTCACGGTATCCTCGCCAACTTCGCTGGCTCGACGTACAACGCCCTGAGCTCCCCCGTCGACGGGTACCACGCTGCCGCCAACCCCGTGCGTGCTACGTACTTGGGATACGATGCCGACGCGTGCTCGTTGGCCCTTGTCTCGGGCTCACCTTACGCCGGCGTACCCGACTACGAGTGGCTTACCAGCTCGTTCTATGCCACGGGCTTGCAGAGCAACGTCTTCGTAGCCCCTTCCGATGCCAGTTTTACTTCTACTGGCTCTCCCGGCGCCTGCGTCATGGTCATTCCCAAGGTCAGCGCCGTCACCGCTCCGCTCACCATCACCGTTGCTGCACCTCAGTCGTGTACAGGTATCGCTACGCTGCTCGACGTGGCGTGTCCGGTCAAGCTAACTGGCTTTGCGTCGGGAAAAATCAACACCATTTGCGGAGACACGCGTGACAGGACGTACTACAACGCTCCTGTTACCGGCACTCCGGGTGCGCCCGCCCTCTACGACTGGATATTTGAAGACCCCGATGGTGTAACTCCGTTGCCCGACGGCATCTATCTATTTGAGGACGGAGGCAATGGAACGCTACACACCATCACCAATGGCATCGTTACGTTCGTCGACACTCCCTGCCCGTAATGCCTAACTACACACTGACATACAGTCCCCCTGCCGAGGGTTGGCCTTCGTTCTACTCGTTCTATCCTGACTGGATTCAGGGTATGAACCAGTACCTGTACACCTTCAATGGCGGCAACCTCTTCCGACACAATACCAATGAGACGCGCAACAACTTCTATGGCGTCCAGTACAACAGCACCCTACAGAGCGTATTCAACGACGAGCCTATCGTCAACAAAATTTTCAAGACGCTACAGTACGAGGGCAACAGGCCATGGTCGGCAACGCTGGTTTCGGACCAACAGGACACAGGCAATATCCCCGACACGTACTTCGAGAAGAAAGAGGGCGACTGGTTTGCTTTCGTCCGCAACCCCGGTATCGTACCCGCCGACCCCGACGAGTATGCCCTGCGGTCCCTCAATGGCATTGGCGTAGGTACCGTCACCGTCCCCGGTCAGGTCGACTTCCCTCTGGACCAGCCCGTCAGCAGCATCCTCAGCGTTGACGACTACTTCTATTACGCCGACGCTCCCGGCTACGACACGCTTGTCTATGCTGGGCGCGTTACCGCCATCAATGTCAACATCCCCGCTGGCATCAATCAGGTGTTGCACGACAACGCCGGTGCTCCCGCGCCGGGTATCGTAGCTCCGCTATGCGCGGGCATCAAGAACCAAGAGGCTGAGTCGCACGGCATCCTCGGGCACTACGGCGTGTTCACCCTGACCAATACCGATACCGATGCGGTGGAGCTGTTTGTAGCGCGGTCTGAGGTGATGAAGTCGTACCCGGGATAAAGCTTACTTTTATAGTTGATGGAAGAGATTCTGCACCACATTCACACTCAGCGCGGTTTGCTGTGGGAATCCATCGAGGATTTGCATAAGGCCATCGTGGGTGTCGAGGGTTGTGTAGAGCATCATACCGACGCTATGCAAGCGGTGTGTCCGGTGAGCCATCATATCAAAGACGGCTTGTATACGCGTGAGATTTTTATGCCTGCCGGCCAGCTCGTCATCAGCTTCATCCACAAGCAGAACCACCCTTCGTTCTTTATGGAGGGCGACATGTCGTTGCTCATGGATGACGGCACCGTCCATCGCGTCAAGGCCCCTATGACGGTACATACCGAGGTGGGTACGCAGCGGGTGGCATATATCCACGAGGACACGCGGTGGGTGTGCGTATACCGCACCGACGCAGAGACGGTGGAGGAGGCAGAGAAAGAGGTGTACACCATGGACTTCCGGGAATTGCCGGAGTCCATAATCCAAAAGAAACTATGTCAGGTTTAATTGCAGCTATCGCCACGGGCACTGTCGCAGTAGCGGGGTCTATCTCCTCGTTCAGTCAGGCGAGCAAGCAGAACAAGAAGATTCGTGCGGCAGAGACGGAGGCTAAGAAAGCCATGGCTGAAGCCAAGAAGCGCCTTGACGTGAACGTCTACGAGCAGCTCGCCATACAGAAAGAGCCATACGAGTTGGCCCGTGAGGCGTCGCTCGTTGCGGGTACCCAAGCTTTGCAAACTGGCGTCGAGGGTGCAGAGCGTGGCGCAGCGGCTACGGCTGGCCGCGTCGCTATGGCACAGGCTGCCGAGCAAGCTCAGACGCGAGCAGCTATGGGTCAGGAGCTGCAAGGAATTCAACAGCAGATAGTGGGCGAAGAGGCTCGCCTCGCCGACCTTGGCATGGGCCTAAATCTTGAGGAAGCTGCGGGTGCTCAGGAGGCGGCGGCCAATGCTGAGATGCTGCGGGCACAGGCTATACAACAAGGTTTCGAGGGTCTCATCCAAGCGGGTTCAGCCGCTGCTAGTGCCGCCCCGCTGTATGGTGGTGTGGGCGGCGGTGGTGGTGCTCAAGCACGTCAAAACCGCAGGCTCAGTGCTCCGGCACGACAGATTGCGCGACAGTCTGAAAATGTGGGAGACGTACTGGGCTCCCTCGGTCAGTATGGTATGCCACAGCAGCGGCAACAGCTTGGGCAGCCTACGCTACAGCAAAGTCAGTTCACTCCTCCGCCTGCCCCTGACCAGTTTCAGCAATACTTGCAGGGCGTTGGGGGACAACCCGACCCCTACGCTGGTTACGGTGATTTCTATAACGCCTTTGGACGATATATCGGATGACGTATTACAAGTATGTCAAGCGCGACGCCACGTCGCAAGTCAACTGGGCTGACGTCAGCAAGAAGTTCTCCGATGAGATTGCTCGGATTGGTACGGAGCGTGACAAGAAGCGGGCGGAGATAGACAAGGCCACCGATGAGTTGGTGACCAAGATTAATGAGGCCCCGATGGGGCAGCATAAGAACGCCAACCTCTTTACCTCGCAGCTCGTAGACCAAGCCACGCAGGATACCCTGCGCATGAACAAGCTTCTCAAGTCCGGCGAAATCAGGCCGTCGGAGTACATGAACTATATCGAGAACCAGAAGTCCAGCGTGACTGGCATCTACGATATGGTTAAGGGGTATCAGGATGTGTACACCGATAAGATGACCCGCATGCAGAACGGCGAGTCTTTGAGCCCGGAGTCTGACGGTATGGCTGTGGTAGAGGGTTTCGGCAACTTCGCCAACATTACTCCCGTGATGGATATGTACGGCAACGTCACCATGTACAACAACAGTACTGGCGAGACGATGAGTGCCGCGCAGATGAACGCCATCACCAAGCAGTACTTCAACGCCTACGACCTCGACGGCGACTTGACTGGAAAAGCGGAGCAGCTAGGGGAGTACACCAAGTCCATTATGGATGGCGGCGTCAAGACCCGCGAAGATGTAACTGCCTCCCCGGCATACCAAAAGGTAAAGGGCGACCTCATCGACGCCACGCTGGAGGGCAACCTGTCTGTGACTACGGTGTTGGACAGGAAGCTCCCGGGATACAGCACGTCATACTCTCCCAAGACCGCAGGAGCCAACGATATCCTTATGATTGACGACCCGCGACAGCCGGGCAGCGGAGCGCAGATTCCTTTGGTTGAGGTGGTCGAGCAGGTGAGCCGAATGACTGACGACCAGAAGCGCGAGATTTTCCCCGAAGGCGTTGACGTAGATGGTCTGATTAAGATTGCTGAGGACCAACGGAAGGCGGCACGCAAGTGGGTTGAGGCAGACCTTACGAGCCGGTTCAATATGATTGAGACTCCGCAAGCGGAGTTTGCACCGTCTACTAAGCCTCCTACGAAGACGGAAATTGAGTACGGACAATTACAAAACCGCGTTGCTACCACGCTGGACAACTGGATGGCGTTGCAGTACGCGAAGACTGCGGCTGAAAAGGAGAAGGCCGAGGAAGCTATCGTAGGCCAGTTCTATCAGGGCAAAGAGGTGGTCGGTGCTGACGTTACTTCTGGCGATGTGGTGTTGACCTTGAAAGACGGAGAGAGCATTACAATCGAAAGTACTAGTGCCGACGGAACTCCGTTTAATGCTATTCAATGGGCCGAGCAGGGCAACTTCCTGTACGAAGACCCAGCTATTGCTCGCAGTCTGATAAGGCAGACGCAAGCGGGCGAGACGCCTTATGGTGCTATGACGGATGTTCGGGCTGGTCGCCCGGCGTTTATACAGCAGACCATACCCAACTTCTTGGAGAAGAAGGTGACCACAGCGGACGGGGAGGAGAAGAAGGTTTCGGAGGTTGTTGCGGCCCTGCCTACAGTGGGCGCGGCTGGAAACATAGATGAGGCCAACAAGGCTGTAACGGAATTGAAGTCTATGTTCAGCGACCTCAAGATACTTGACGCTGATATCCGTGCTCACGATGAGGAGGTGGTGGTCAACGCGGGTCAGCAGAGCAGTGATTACGCCGACTACCCCGCCATCAGTATCTATCTCCCAAGGCAGATGGAGGTGCCCGTAATTCTACCCGCTTATCAAAAGGCGTATGACAGTTTCTTCAATGCCTTGGCGTCGGCCATGGAGCGCGGAGTACAGCTTACAGAGGGAGAAATTATGGGCTTCATGTACGAGGGGGCTAAAGGATACAACAGTTCAGAAATACGCAAGGCCCTTGGCTTGGCAGAAGGCGCCCGTCGAACTAGTAGTGGAGCAGGTGTGGCTGGTTCTGCAAAGAGTCTGTACGGCGGATAAGGTTTTATATTTAAACGATGGCTCAAGACCCCACTCGTATTAGCCCGACAGACTACTCTGCATCGGCGTATGATATCCTTTCCAAGTACGACCCGGCCTTCTCTGAGAACGTCAGTGTCGAGGGCTTTTTTGAGAACCTTCAGAACCCTGAGTATGCGGCCAAAGCCTATGCGATTTTGGCTGATGCCGACCCTGAGCTCGTCAATAACCTGAGCCTCGACGAGTTCTTCAGCAACGTAAAAAAAAAAGAGGAGCCCGCCGTTACGGAATCTGTATCGGACGTTGGTTCATCGGAGCAACGACTTGCGTCTAGAGACCTTGAGGCCGAGCGAGTACGCAGGACTCCAGTAATAAGGGACATTGGCTTCCAAGGCGCGGCATATAACTATGTTCCTCCAACAACTAGTGAGTACTACACCCCTGCCGAACAAGCCAAGCGCGATTCTATTAGGACCGAAAGGGATATCCGTGAGGCCGACATACAGGCCCAGAGGAAAGCGACAGCGCAGGAGATGGCCGAGCTGGTCACGGCTGACTTAGCTCCGGTAACTATTCCAGAGGGCAATGTGCCCGGTGTGGTATCTCAGTTGTCTGAGACATATGGGCCATATGGCATCGAGTTCAGTGAGGAGAAGGTGCCTATGGCTACTACGCGTCAAGGGGCACGCATAGTTAAAGCCATAGCAAAGGGGCCCGGGGGAAAACCCGTAGAGATGCGCCTTGCTTTGGACGAGGGGGGCAACATAGCCCAATCTGAGGCTGACAAGCTCGATGACTTTGTTAGGACGAATGCCCGCGTAGTAGGAGAAACCGATGAGAGTTTCGTAGAAAAATCCCTTCGACTGCAAGAGTTGCGTCCTGTAGCTAGGCTCGACTCTAGTGGTGTATCGACGGTAAAGATGGCTTGGGGCGAAATGGATGGTAAGTATATCGCATACCCCACCCTGTTTCCCAAGGACCCCGACATAACACCATCCACCAATCCCAATGATTGGATGGAGTTGGGCCTTGGCGCACAAGCCATGAATGAAGCGGAGAAGCGTGGTGAGTTGTTCTTCTTTGATACTGCCGTTGAAGCCGCTGCGTTTGCTGACGGAAAGTGGAAGAATATTGTTCCAGAAGATGTTGAGTTTCAGCGACGAGCGCAAGAGTTGGGACGAGACTACGATGCCGATATGGCATTCTTGGATGAGGTCGATGCTCGCCGCGCAGAATACAGGTTCTTGGAGGAGTTGATTCCCGGAACTAGGTATGAGAAAGAAATTCCGGCTGACTACGACAAGTATTTCATTGACGGCAATCTGGTCCGTGATGATATCGAAGCCATGCGGGCGGAGAAGGAGGCGGAGCTATCCACGCTGGAGGGGCAGTTTGATTCAGACAATGTTTTGCTCAGGTTCAAGGAGGACCGCGACGTTGCTCTGGGAAAGAAGTACGACGAATTAAAAACTGAAGCCGCGACAATTAATAACGAGGCCAAAGCGATGCAGAATCGCTTACAGGTGCAGTCCATCTCTCAGTTTGGTGTACGGTTGGAGGACTTGGTCGACTACGAGCCCAAGAGTCAGCAGGAGCTGACCGATATGATTAACATGTATCGGCAGTATGGTGACGCTGCCGCGCAGAGACAGGCCGCCGCCCTCGGATACGAGAAGGCCATGACGTACTACGACAAGCAGTACGACAAGGGTGTAACGGAAGAGTATGTCGATGGATGGGAAGAGGTAAGTGTAGCGTGGAGTAATGGTTTGAAGCGCGGCAATGCTATGTCCAAGCTTCTCCTTATGCAGTTTGGTTATTACGACGTCTTCGGCGACGATGGTGCTGAGGAGCAGGCTATGCGCGAAGTGTCTGCCATCATGGACAGTCAGGACAAGCGCCGTGGGCGTATCGTCTCTCGGGCTAATATGACTGGGACTACCGACTCGTATCTCAACTCTATCGCTAGTAATCCAGCCATGTACACAGCCGCGATTACGGCTGAATCGTTGTCGCAGCTCGTGCCTATTTGGGGGCGCGTACTTCCTGCCGGGGTTGCTCTGGGTGGAGCTTATGGTTTAGCTGGAGGCCCAGTGGGTGTTCTGGGTGGGGGATTTACTGGTCTCCTTGGCGGCGCAGTAGCTGGTATAACTGCGGTTGGCATGCCTGTATCTGAGTTGGCTTTGGAGTTGGGCAACGCTACCCTTGAGGCTGGCGAGAGCCGTGGCTACGACTGGGCTGACCCGAACTCTGCCCTCAAGGCGCTAAACGACGAGGAAATGTGGGCAGAAGCTTCGGACCGTGGGTGGAAGCGTGGTGTACCCATTATGCTTACCGGCATTTTGTCCAACTACTTTATTGGTAAGGCCGTATCGGGTTCGGCTAGGTTGGCCACCAGAGGAGAGCGCATGGCTCGTGGCATAGGCACTGGTCTTGTAGTGGAGCCCGCGACAGAGGCTTTGGGTGAGCGTATTGCTCTTGGTGTTGTCGGAGACTACACCGGTTCGACACAGAACTTCAAGGAAATTATGGCGGAAGCCATTGGTGCTGTCGGCATGGGCATGAGCATGGGTGCTGCATTTGGTGCCGTTGGCTACGCCAAGCAGGTGTTAGGGGAGTCCAACTTTGATTTGGGTGTCAGGCTCATGACTCCTGAGGGGTTGGCACAGGAGAACGTATCTAACGAGCGTATCGTAGAGTGGGCCAATAAAATGGAAACGCTTGGTCAGCTCACCCCTGAGCAAGCCAATGCCATCCGTAAGAACACAGGTCTTCGCCGTGACGCTAATGAACTCTTGGGTCGTCGGCCCGGTGCCCGACCCGGAACCAAGGGGCGTGTTGTTGGTAGGTTGATGGAATTGCTTCAGGCTAAAGAAACCCTTGAGTCCCGAGGCCCTAACGCTAAGCAGGTGTTCGGAAAGCGCATCTCGGAAATCAATGAGGAGATTGCGTACATCGCGGAGAACAGCGCGTTACCTGAAAAGAGGGTCAACCTCGAGGGTCTTGGTGCGGATATACCGGCCTCATACAAGTTTAACGGAAAGAGTGTAACGCGTGAGGATTTTCTTGCTCAGATTCAAGAGGCTACGCCGAAGCAACTGAAGAAGGCTAAGGTCTATGGAGACCCACAAACGAAACAAGAACTAGATACTAGGAGAAATGCCATTCAAAAGCGAGAAGCAGCGGAGGTACCTGTGGGCGAACAACCCGGAGTTAGCCCGCCAGTGGACGAACAAGTACGGGAAGCCACCCAAGAAGACCTCCAAGCGGAAGAGCAAGGGACGCTAGACCCCGACCGAAAGGCTGTCATCCTTGAGTCCATTGCAGAGAAGCTCAACGATGAGGTAGAGCTAAACGAGGTGGAACAAGCTTTCCTTGAGGACAACAAGGAGGATATCGAGGCGGACCAGAAGAGGCTTGAGACTCTCGACCAAGAGGCTGCCGAAGTAGAGGTGCTCGGCGAGCCCGAGGTGCAGGGGCGTATCCCCCTGAAGCGTTTGAAGCGTTTGGCCTCCAATGCCAAGAAGGCTTTGGCGAAGAACTTCCCCGATGCCAACATCATCATCCACAACGACAAGGCTTCGTACCAACAGGCTGCACAGGAGAACGGACTGACCGGAGAGAGGTCTGCTGGATTCATCGGTACGGACGACAAGACCATACACATCTTCGCGCCTCTGGCTTCGGAGACTACCGTAGCACACGAAACGTTCCACGCTATCCTGCGCAACACTATCGACAGTGCGCAGATACAGGAGCTGATGGGTGAGTTCGTCACCACCCTGAAGAAGGTCATCCCGGCGGACAAGCCTTTGGCTGCCAAGCTGGACAAGTACCAGCAACTGTACGATGCGGGGCAGATGAACGAGGAGTATGTGGCGGAGTTCTTTGGTGAGCTGGCTGCGGCATACCCCACGCTGGACAGGAAGGGCAAGAGCGTTATCGCTCGGTTCCTCGAGCGCCTTGGTAAACTCCTTGGCGTTGAGCTCACGCTCTCTCCTGACCTTACGGCCCGCGATAAGCAAATCATCTCGTTGCTTGAGCGCCTCGCCGGTCAGGTATCTCGTGGCGAAACCGTTACGGCTCGTGAGACCGAAGCACTACGGTCGTTAACGACCGACCGCCAACAGACTGAAGAGAACCTCGGTGCTGCCGAGCAGAAGGTTGACGACTTCTCCGACGAGCAGATGGAGTCCATGGCCAAACAAGGTGTGGCCTTCCACTTCGGAGACGTAGATATCACGAAGGTGTTGCCAGAGAAACTCAAGCGTACCATCTATGGATACGGTTTCTACACCACCTCGGCGGGTCAAAGCAACTCTGTGTTCCGTAGGTATGGAGACCGCGTAACGCTGATTGACCTGAATCAGTTGAACCTCCTTGATGGCGATACTCGCATTACCGAGGAGCAAGCCAAGAAGCTGCGCGACTTCGCGAAGATGGAGCTAGAGGAACTCGATGAGACCGGTGAGTTGGTGTACTTCCCTGAAAAGGCCATCGTCCTTCAAAGCTTGGCAGAGCTGAAGGCCGGTGCTGCATGGGCTAATGTGCTTATCGAGGGTTCCGCTGAGGCGGTATTCGGAGATGTCAAGATGGTACCTCGCGAGCTTGCCAACAGGTCCACCACACCCGATGTCATCACCTACGACATCCCTCAGCAGGCTCAGGTGGCGGCGCTCATTCAAGAGGCTTTTGGTTTTGACGGTGCCGACTTCGGTCGTGCGGTCAACATGGATGAGACGGGGTATGGAATCATCAGTGCCATCTGGAACTTCGACAAGCTCAACCGCGCCATCATTGAGCCGGGGCAGGAGCCGACCCGCGCCGCAGAGCAGCGGGTGGACATCAAGACCGATGGGACAGGTATTGATATTGAAGGCAATGAGCCAGTCAAGGCTGGGCAGATTAGCCCCACGGTAAGAATTGATGCCACTGAAAAAAGGGACGCATTCCTTGAGGACGATTTCCGCTTTGACGATATCGATGGGACCATCACGTCTCGCGTTTCTGCTGCCGTGGGTACCGCTAGGCGGCTGGCGTCAGGCAAAGTCGTGTACACCAAGGATGGCGTTAAGTACACCATCGAGCTGCCGTATGAGAACAAGAGGCTGCTGTCGCTCCTGAATCGCAGGAGCAATGCCGTTGCTGCCGTAAAGGGAGACGGCAATAAAGCCAAGGCGAAGAGGGCGAAGCTGCTAGAGCGCGTCAAGGAGACCACCAACGAAATCCTCGCCGAGGCGGTGGAGGTGATGACGCAGAACGTCCTCGCCGTCTACGACACTCTGACTCCAGAGTTTGTGGCAGCATCGAAGGAGTGGTACGTAGGAGCCAACAGGGTAGCGAACCGCATGGCGGAAATCTATGGTGTTACTGTAGAGGAGGCAGCCGGAGTCCTTGCTGCCCTTAGCCCACAGAACGATTGGTTCAATAACATCGCTGTTGCTGAGCGCACGTTCGAGGTCTTGGAAAACCACTCGGACACGCCGTTCTCAAGGGAGGTGTTCGACAAGGCACTGGCCCTGAATATGGACCGCAAGGGGCCAAGCAAGTGGGGCAAGCAACTTGCCGCAGAGTTTGCTCAGTATGAGGGCATGACGCTCAACGAGATGGAGGCTCAAGGGGTACCAGTAACTGTGCAGACCAACCTCTTGCGTGCCATCGACCAAGCCATGTATCCCGGTAAGGTGCTGATGACTACGCCCGACGGCGACTTCATTGGTTTCGATAGCACCCCGATACGTTGGAGCTCTCCGGTAGAGATAGCCAAGGCTATGGATATGTACCGCAACCCCTCGATAGAAAATATCCGAGAGCAATTGGGCGGGGGAAACAAGGTCCGGAACTTCTACAACAATATCGTAGACCCCAACTCTACGAGTCCATATGTCACCGCCGATACTCACGCTGCTTCGGTGGCGCTGGGCATTCCTATGTCCGCCAATGATGCTGGTGGCTTTGGTGTGTTCAAGGGTGGGCGCAGTATAGAGTATGCGCTCATCAAAGAAGCGTACATCAATGCCGCAGAAATCGCTGGAATACTGCCACGCGAGATGCAATCCATCACTTGGGAGGCACAGCGCACGGGCATCAACAACAAGAACCGTACTGCATCTGAAATTAAAGCCAATGTTGAACTGCTGAAGCGGTTGCTCAACGACGAAACACTAACGCCATATGAAAGGACAAGACGAATCATCGCCGAGAACCCAAGCGAAAACCCCGGGTGGGCAACAAGCAGAGGAATTGAAGCGCAGCTATCTGACTTACTCGAAGGCATTGAAGCTCAAGCCGAATCAAGAGGACGCGAAGTTCTTTCTGTACGGCGAGGCGCCGGAAGAGACGTGGGAGACGCCGCTGCCCGAGTGGGTGAACCGGCTGCCGAAGGCCGCGCCGCTGAGCAAAGAGGTGCGCAAGCTGCTGAGCAACGCGTCTATCGTGCCGGAGACCTAGTCAATAAGGTAGAGCCCAGAAGTGAGGCGTTGTCCGGTCGTAGCACGGGTCACTTCGGTACAGGCTTTTACTTCTTCGGAGATAAGAGCGCGGCGGAATCTAATGCCGAGCGGACTAACAGGCCAGTTACCGAGCTGGACATAACGGATTACAGGCTTGCGCCAGCTAGTTACTTCCTTCATGCAGCACTACAGGAAGTAAACAAGCGTGCCATGAAGGCCAATAGAGAGGGTCGTCCACATACGATTGCTCCTAAAGAGATACAGTATGCACAGGTAGCCGTAGAGCAAGGGCCGTCCTTTAGGGACTTCTACTACATGAACGATGCCCTGCGGATTTACAAGGACCAGCTCCTTGATGAGAGCACGGCACGGCGTATTGCGGCTGAGGCTACTCGCTTGTACAATGAGCCGGGGAATGTGGACAGCCCGTCTACATCGGTGATGAAAGCCCTTGGATACGAGGGGGTCAATGCTGTTGGTACTGAGCTGGACAACTACACCTACGGCACGGTCATCTACGATGTGAAGCCCGGGGCTGCTGAGCAACGCGTCAGTGTAGACACCGAGGGTCCGACCATTGTCTATCGGTCCGGGGCTGTAGACTCCAAGGCTGAGCCGCGAGGCATGATGTCCGGCGGCCGAAGCACGGGACACTTCGGTACCGGTGCGTACTTCTTTGGAGACAGAAAGCAGGCGGAGGAGTATGACGACCGGGAAGTTACTGCCGTAGACATCCGAGACTACAACCTCGCTCCGGCAAGCATGAAGCTGCATGACGCGCTAAGGGATGTCAATACTACCTATGGTAGAGAAAAGGACGAGTTTAGTGAATCGGACTTCTTTCGTGTCATCATGGCTTTGGGCCGGTATGATGAGTTCTACGCTGAAGAACAGCTTGACATAGACGCCTCCGATGAGGTGCTTCAGGAGCAGATTCGAAGGAACAGTGAGGTGCAGTCTCGACGGACGAAGCTCAGGTCGGACGCCAAGCGGATGTACAATGAGCCGGGTAACGTAGACTCACGGTCCACGGTGGTGATGAAAGTCCTTGGCTACGATGGCGTGTACGCTACGCCCGGTAGCGACATGGACAACTCCACCTACGGCACGGTCATTTACGATGTGAAGCCCGGGGCAGCGGAGCAACGCGTATCCGAGAACGAGGCAGAGAACACCAAACTCCCCTCGACACTGAAGGAAGCGCAAGCACAGGGCCTCCTTATGCACGGGGCTAACGCCGCTTTTGCTGCGTTCAGTCCTGCGTACATACGGGGTGGCTCAAGGGCTAGGCTGGGATACGGGTTCTACTTCACCGACGATGCCACGAAGGCGCGAGACTACGGGTCTTACGATGTGTACGTAGATAAGTCGAACCTGAACATGTTCGAGCTGAGTGAGGAGGACGGCACCAAGATTGATGTCGAGGGCCTCCTGCGCATGGCAGCCGAGGAGATGACGAGGGACGAGCCTAGGATGCGTGCGGAGGACGTAAAGTCCCTTGAAGAGCGTTACCTAAAGGAGTTTTACGATGCCGTTAATGACGCGGAGGAGAACTCTGACACTCCGATGGAGACGTCTATCGAGCTGATAAGGATGTACAACCGTCGTCAAATCGGCCTTATGACTCTCGGTGCCGCAGTGCTTGATATCGCTCAGTTGGACGTCACCAACTCGGAACGAGCGATACGTATCGCAAATGGATACCTGCCTCCAGACGGGGGTGGAGTTCGTGCGTTATCAGTCCTATTCATGAGCGCAGGCTTTGACGGATACTACGTCGGTGGCGTGATGACGCCCATGCGCGAGGCTGTTGTGTTCAACATCCCGAAGCTCAATGAGTCTATCGTTAACGCCGTCCCTAGGAAGAGTGGAGCGGAGCAAAGGATAAGCGAACCACTGCATGACGCTGCCGTCAGATACAACGTGAACGAGAAGGGCTTCATGCCCAATGATGCCCCGACAGAAAACATCATCCAGTTTGGAAAGATGTTGGCCAAAGAGGGCTTCGGTCTCGGTCGTGCCAGTAATGGTAGTCGCTACGTTACTCGTAATGGTAGGCTCTTCAGAATCTTTGAGGCTTACCGCAAGCAGAGGTCGGAAGACATTCAAGACAGGATTGAATACGAAGCCGAGCAGCGGGCCCGCGAGCTGGAGGAGCGCATCATCGAAATCTACAATGCCGATGAGCGCCCATACACGGGCAAGGACTTTGAAGGCCGCGCCGCAGAACAGAAGGTGGTGGTGGAAGCCATGGCTGAGCCGGCCACCATCGCTGACCTCGTGGCCCGTGGTCGGGAGCTGGGTTTGCGTGACGCATCTATCCGCTCCGTCCTGCTCAAGAGGTTCGGGAAGGACAACGCCGATGCCATCGACACGGCCCTGACCGAGTACTTCGATATGTTCCGCGCCATCCCCGAAGCGTTCGGAAACGTAGAGGGTGGCATCGAG